GGCAGTTCAAGGGACGGTTTGGCGCGTTTTATTGTATGTACAGGCAAACATTTGATTTATCAGTGACTTATGGAAGCGACCGTAACCGCGATTGATGACCTCTGGTGGACGGCCACCAAGTTCAGCGACGTGCTCAAGGTAGATCGCCGCGTCTGCCAGCAGGCGCTCGAAACCGCGCCGTACAAGATGATCGGCAAACGGCAGGTCTGGCACGTCCGGGAAGGCTTCGAGGCGATCTACCGCCGCAAGTATGGCCTGGACAGCGGCGCTGATACCGTCAATCCCGCCAAGCTGCCGCCCAAAGACCGGCTGGACCACTTCCGCGCCGAGCGGGAACGGATCAAGCTGGCGCAGGAAGTGCGGGTCTTGTTGCCGGCCAATGAAGTGGAAACAACGTGGGGCGATGCCTGCAAGAGCATTGCGCAACACCTGGATACGCTGGCGGATCACCTGGAGCGGGACGCTGCGCTCCCGCCGGATGCGGTGATGCTGGTGCAACGCACGGTAGACGTGATGCGTGAGCGAATGTACGAAAGTGTGGTAGCCCTAACCCGGAAGTCGGTGGACGTTGAACCCGAAGCTCATCCACTCCCTCAATGACCGCCCACGCCATTCTCGAATCGGTTGCTGATATCTTGCGCCCGCCGCGCCGCATTCCGGTCGCGGAAGCGGCGGCGCGGTATTTACAGATTCACCGGCCTGGCGGGGAAAGCGGCGGCTGGAATCCCGCCTTAACCCCGTACATGCTGGAGCCGATGAACCGGCTGGCAGATCGCACCGTGGAGGCAGTGATCTTTGTCGGCCCAGCCCGTACCGGCAAAACGGCTGCTCTCGTACTGGGCTGGCTGACCTATGCAGTCTGCTGTGATCCTGGCGACTTCCTGTTCCTCAATACATCGGAAGCGACCGCCCGCGATTTCAGCAAGGATGATGTAGCCCGCGCCCATCGCCATTCGCCGGAACTGAAAAACCGGCTATCGCCCTATGCCAGCGATGACAACGTATTCGACAAGCAATACCGGCACGGGATGCGGTTGATGATTGGCTGGCCCAGCATCAATCAACTGTCCGGGCGCACCTTGCGCTATGTCTCCATCACGGATTACGACCGGATTACCGACAACATTGACGGCGAAGGCGATCCGTTCACCCTGGCCAGCAAGCGCGTCCAAACCTTCCTGAGTGGCGGGCGGGTGTGTGTCGAATCGTCGCCCGGTTGGCTGATTGATGATCCGAAATGGCAGTATCGGGACCCGCACGAGGGGCCGCCGTGCAAAGGGATTTTTGCGCTGTACAACCAGGGCGACCGTCGCCGCTGGTATTGGCCCTGCCCGGAATGCGGCGCGTATTTCACCGCCGCGCCCTCGCCCGAGGCGCTGGTCGAGGTGGACGGTGAGGCCCGGTTGATCTGCCCGCATTGCGGGGCCGCGATGGGCCGTGAGCAGAAAAAGGCGATGAATGCGGCGGGCATCTGGCTGGCTGCCGGGCAAACCATTGACTCGGCAGGCGTTATCAGCGGCGAGCCGCCGAAAACCAAAATTGCCTCCTACTGGCTGACCGGGCCGGCGGCGGCTTATCAATCATGGGATTCGCTGTTAAGAAAAGCGCGCGCGGCACAGGAAGAACTGGAGAAGACCGGCGCGGAAGACCGCCTCCAGGCCGTACTTACGGGCGATTTCGGGATGGCTTATCGCCCGCGCCAGTTGCACGTCACCCGTGATCCCAGGGCCTTGCAGGATCGGGCGGAAGACCGGCAAAAGCGAACCGTGCCAGAAGGCGTTTATTTCCTGACCGCCGCTGTAGACGTGCAAAACAATCGCTTCGTGGTGCAAGTCGTGGGCTGGGGCCGGGACAATGAACGCTGGCTGGTAGACCGCTATAACCTGCGCTGGTCACGCCGTTTAGCCGGCAACGATGAACCGGAACCGATTGACCCGGCTGGACACATTGAAGACTGGCAGGTGTTGATTGATCAGGTCTTGCGCAAGCCTTACCCGCTGGAAACCGATGAGTCGCGTGGAGTCGTGCCGGCCATGCTGGCGGTAGATTCAGGTGGCAAAGCCGGTGTGACTGAACGCGCCTATCTCTTTTGGCGTCAAGCCCGCCAGGCCGGCTATGCGCAAAAATTGATGTTGGTCAAAGGCAGTAGCCGGCCCGATGGCCCGCGCATCACCCGGACCTATCCTGATGCCACGCAGCGCAAAGATCGCAAGGCCAATGCGCGCGGCGAAATTCCGGTTTGGCAACTGAATACGCTGGTGCTGAAAGACAGCCTGGCGGCGGACCTGGAACGGGCGGAAGCCGGCCCCGGTTATCTCCATTTTCCCAAATGGCTCGGCACCTGGTTTTTTGACGAGTTGACGGCGGAAACACGCACGCAGAAAGGCTGGCAAAACCTGGGCAATGCGCGCAACGAGGCGATGGACCTAATGGTGTATAACCACGCGGCGATGCTGATGCTGAAAGCCGAGCGACTGAACTGGGATGCGCCGCCGGCCTGGGCTGATCCGCAGCAGAACCGGGTCGCATTGACGGGCGGCGCTCTGCCAGCCACCGGGAAAGCGCCGCCGTCACCCGCGCCAGCCATCCCGCGCGTTTCGGTACGCCCTCGTGATGAATGGGGACTGTGATTTGCTGGCCGATTGCGCCGCGCGCCTGATTGCAGCCGGGCTGGATGCTGTAATTGTGCGGCTGGTGATCGGCGCATTGCGGCACGACTGGGGCGGGGAGCGCCATTACATCCCACTCTCTGACCGCGCCGCCCGCGATACTGAAATTAGCGGACTACTCCGTAACGGCGTTTCAATCAGTGCCATTGCAACCCGAATCGGCATCAGCCGAAACACGGTTCGAAAGGTCATTCGACAGGATGAATGGAGTTTGTAGATTGACTTGATCTATCAGATATTCTATAACAGGCATTCCACTATGAACAACTGGAGCATATATGACTTTTGCAGTCAGTGATTTGCCGTTAGATGCTTTGATTGAGAGTCGAGTCAGTATTGAACAGGAAATCCGGCAGCGGGCTAAAGCGGAACTGGCTGAATTGGAGGGGCGCCGCGCGGTCTTGCTGGCGCTGCTTGGCGATGCCCCGAAGGTATCCGCCGAAAAGCCGGCCAAAGCGCCGGTGGTTTCTATTGCGAAATACCGCGATCCTGACAGCGGCAAAACTTGGAGCGGGAAGGGCAAGCGGCCCCTGTGGTTTGACGCTGGTCGGGCGGAAGATTTCCTGATCGCGGCCTGAGTGCGCGCGCATTTCCAAGACCCGCCCGTGTGGCGGGTTTTTTATTGTCCGCTGGTCAAAAAATACCTGTTTTTTATCTATATTTTGTGCTTTAGTGCGTCATAGACAACAATAGGTAGTGTTTTATGGCGTTTTCTGCGGAACAACTCGCGGCGATGGAATCGGCAGCGGCCAGCGGCCAGTTGCGCGTCCAGTCCGGCGATAAAATTATTCAATTTCAATCGCTTGACATGTTGCTCAAGGCCATCGTTATGGCCCGCAGCGACGTGACCGCCACGACCACCTCGCCGACGAATTCCGGCTCTTTTCGGCATCGGACGGCGATTTTCGATGATTGACCGCGCCCGCCCGTCGCCGCTGCTGGATCGTGCTATTGCCTGGCTGGCGCCCGAGTGGGCGGCCCGCCGTGCTCGCGCCCGCCACCTGCTAAACGTTTACGAAATCAAGTCCCATCGTTCACGCGGCGATACCCGCGACGGCAACAGCACGGTGGACTATACCGGGCCGGCCTTGCGCCAGTATGCCCGCCACCTTGAACAAAATCACGACATCGCCCGTGGCGCTTTGGATCGGCTGACCCAGTTCATTGTCGGCCCCTCCGGCATCGGGATTGAGCCGGCGCCCAAGACCCTGAACGGCGAAACTGATGCCGATGTTCAGGCGCAACTGCTGGCGCTGTGGCGCGATTGGATTCAGTGGCCGGATGTGACGTGGGAGATGGACTGGGTAGCCTTGCAGCGCCTCGCCTGTCGCTCCTGGTTGCGGGACGGCGAATGCCTGGCGCAACTGGTAGAAGGCCAGATTCCCAGTCTGGATCACGGTACGCAAGTTCCACTCTCCATCGAATTGCTGGAAGCTGACCTGCTTCCGCTGGATTACCACGATACCACGCGCGGCATTTTGCAAGGCGTGGAGCGCAACGCCTGGGGCCGGCCCCGCGCCTACTGGATTTACAAAACCCATCCGGGCGCTATGGGCTATGTCCGCGATACCACGATGAAACGGGTAGACGCGGAGCGCATTTTGCACCTGAAGCTCTGTGACCGCATCGGCCAGATTCGCGGGGTATCGCTGTTCGCCAGCGTATGCCAGCGATTGAATGACCTGTACGAATACGAAACCGCTGAACGGACCGCCGCGCGGATCGCTGCCAGCATTACCGGCGTGCTGAAAACCGACGCCGCCGACAATCTGGTCGGTACGGACTCCGAAGGCAACCGTGACCTGACGATCAAGCCGGGGATGATTCTGGATAATCTGCGCCCCGGCGAATCCATTGACATTATGGACTCCAAGCGCCCCAGCGCCGCCCTGGAGCCATTTCGCAACGGCCAGTTGCGGGCGGCAGCGGCAGGTTTGGGCACGTCCTATTCCAGCCTCGCCCGCGACTACAACGGCACCTACTCTGCCCAGCGGCAGGAACTGGTTGAAGGCGCCGGCCATTATGAGGCGCTGTCTCGGCTGTTCATTGGGCAGTTTGTCCGCCCGATCTGGCAGCGGTTTGTGGCGCTGGCGCGGCTGTCCGGCCAACTCCGCTTAGCGCCGGATACCGACCCGGCGACTTTAGATGACGCTGTGTTCCAGACTCCGGCGCAACTGTTTATTGATCCGGCGAAGGAGTGGGCCGGATATAAAATCGCGCTGGACCTGAAGCTGATCAGCCCGCAACAGATCATCCGCCAGCGCGGCGGAAATCCAATCGAGATTCTGAACCAGTGGCAGCAATGGCATGAAATGCTGGAAGCCCGTGACTTGATGGCGGACTCCGAAGCGCCCGCCGCATCGTCAGAATCTCCGGTTGAACCGGAATCTGAACCGGAAGAAGAAGACGATGAAGAAGAAACCGAAACCGAAACCGAAACCGTGCCTGACCCAGAGGCAACATCATGAACTATTACCAGATTAAGGCGGTTGCCCCGGATCGCGCCGAGGTGCGCATTGATGGCACCATCGGCGGCGGCTGGTTTGACGAAGACCCCGTAACCGCCAAGAGCTTTGCTAAGGAACTGAAAGCCGCCGGCAAGGTGAAGAACCTGGACATCTACATCAACAGCCCTGGCGGCAGCGTGTTTGATGGCTCGGCGATTTACAGCCAGTTGAAACGCCACACCGCCAAGAAGACCGTTTATATTGAAGGGCTAGCCGCCAGTATTGCCTCCATGATTGCGATGGCTGGCGATGAGGTAGTGATGCCAGACAATGCGCTGATGATGATCCATCGCGCCAGCGGCGGCGTCCTGGGCAACGCTCAAGATATGCGCAAGACCGCCGAGGTGCTGGAAAAAGTCGAGAGCAGCATCATTACCGCGTACCAGGCTAAAACCGGGCGTGACCCGGATGAATTGGCCGAAATGATGGCTGATGAAACCTGGATGACGGCACAGGAGGCGGTGGCGCTGGGCTTTGCCGACCGCACAACCGACCCAATTACGATTACCGCCTGTGCGGATGCAGCGGCGCTGCGTTCTTTCAAATACGTGCCGCCGGTCTTACGCGCCAGCGCGCCCCCTGTTTCTTCCGCTTCCTCACAGGAGCTTGCTATGCCTGATGATCCCATCATCGAAAGTCCGGCACCCGCCGCCGAGTCCGATCCGCAGCCTGAGCGGGAAGTTGCACCTGATCAGCCGCAAGCAGCGATCTCTGCGCCAGATCCGGCTGTGGCGGCCCCCGTTGTGGACGTAGCCGCCCTCCGCGCCGAAGTCCTGACCGCCGAATCAACGCGCCGCGCCGCCATTCGGGCGCTGGTGACTCCAGCCTTACTGGCGCGGCCTGGCGTGCGGGCCTGCCTGGATGCGTGCCTGGATGATCCTGACCTGTCGGCGGATGCGGCCAGCCGGCGCTTACTGGCCGAGTTGGGCAAAACCGCTGAGCCGCTGGCCGTTATGGCGGAACTGACGGCGTTCGGCGTTGACCCCAATGCGCCGCTGGAAGATCGCTGTCGCGGCGACTGGCAACAGGACCCGGCGCTGCGCAATGAGTTTCCCAATTTCGATGCTTATCTGGCCTACCGCCGTGCGGAAGAGGCTGGACAGGTCCATATTTTCAAGCGGTGAGGTGATTTATGACGACTTTAGCGGCTGATAGCCCACGGGTATACGAACTGGGAACGGTCAATGAAATCCCGGTGGTAGCCAATGACATCATCTATGAAGGATCGGCGGTCGGCTTGAGTTCCGGCTATGCGCGGCCTTTGGTAGCTGCGGACACCTTTGTCGGGTTTTGTGAGCAAAACGTAGACAATACCGGTGGCGCGGCGGGCGCGAAAAACGTCCGGGTGATTGCCTGTGGTCTGGTGCAACTGGCGGTGAGCGGCGTTACGGCGATTACCGACGTGGGCGCGGCGGTTTATGCCAGCGATGACAATGCGTTCACCACCACGGCCAGCACCAACACCTATGTAGGCGCGGTTCGGCGCTTTATCAGTAGCGGCGTGGCCCTGGTTGAGTTTGATACTCCGCGTCCGCCAGGCACCGTGACTGCCTCAGCTCTGGCGTCGAGTGCGGTTGAAACGGCCAAAATCGCCAATCTGGCTGTTACAACTGCCAAGATTGATGCGGACGCCGTAACCAATGCCAAGATTGCCGATGCGCAAGTCAGTCTGGAGCATCTGGACAGCGGCATCGCGCCCAGCCATGTCGTGAAGTATGCCGGCACGATTACCTGGTCCGGGTCAGGCGCGGCGCTGGCGACCACGGTGGCCGGGGTCGCGGCGACGGATAAGGTGGTCGCGTCGTTTTTGGTCACGCCTTCACAGGCCGCGTACATCGCGAAAGTCGTTCCGGCCACCGATACCATCACGATCACCCTGACGGCGGCCAACACCAGTAATGACGCACAGATCAGCTATGTTGTGCTGCGTGCCGCTGCCTAATTCGAGTTGCACTGTCGGGAGACAGAGCGGAGGTTTTTATGAGTGCTCAAGGTCTTAGCTCTCGCGCCATCATTGGCGAGTTCTACAAAACGTTGGAACTGGACATTGGCGCGAGCTGGATTCCAACCATTTCCAACATCTTCACCAGCGACCAGGAAGGGGAAACCTATCGCTGGCTGGGCATGGTCCCGGCGATGCGGGAGTGGATTGGTGGTCGGCAAGCCAAAGGATTTCGGACCAATGGTATCACCATCACTAACCTGCACTTCGAGGCGACTCTTGAGGTGTTGGTCCGGGAAATGCGCCGCGACAAGACGGGGCAGGTCATGGTCCGCGTCCGGGAACTGGCGCTGCGCGCGAATGCCCATTGGGCCAAGCTGCTCTCTACCCTGATTGCGGCGGGTGGCAGTACCGTCTGCTACGACGGCGAGTATTTCTTCGACACTGACCATCCTGAATCGGGTAGCAGCCAGTCCAACAGCATCAGCGTGGATATTTCCGAGTTGCCCGCAGCGGTCAAGGGCACCACTACCGCGCCCAGCGTGGAACAGATGCAGGCCAGCATTATGGCGGCGGTTCAGGCTATTTATGGCTTCGTGGATGACCAGGGCGAGCCGACCAACGAAAATGCCCGCCGCTTCCTGGTGATGGTGCCGCCTTCGCTGTGGACGCCCGCGTATCAGGCGGTGTATTCGCCGCTGGCCGGCACGCTGCAATCGAGCCTGGATCAGATTCGCGCCGGCGGACTGGACCTCGTGCCAGTGGTGAATTCCCGCCTGTCGGCCTGGACGGCCAATTTTGCCGTGTTCCGTACTGACTCAGAAATCAAGCCATTGATCCGGCAACAGGAAACCGACATTCAGGTAAAAGCGATTGCCGAGGGGAGCGAACTCGAATTCAACGAGGATAAGCACCACTACGGTATTGATGCTTGGCGCAATGTCGGTTATGGCGACTGGAAAGCCGCCTGTCTGGTTACGATGACCTAAAGGCGCGCCGCATGTTGACCAGCGTCAAGACGCAAGTCATCACTACCTTCCCCGCCGGAGTACGTCTCCGGCTGGGGGACGCGCAGGTCATTCACCGGGCGGCGCGGTTGCGCAGTGTCGGCAAGGGCCTGTATGACGTCCTCGACCCGGTTCAGTTCAAGGCGGGTGAAGTCATCGGTATTGACCTCAAGCTGCTCCCTAAAGAGTTGCGGGATGGACTGGAGCCGCTCAAGGAGCCTACATGAGCGTTATTACCGCCAATCGCCCGAATGCCCCGAATAACGCGCAAATCGCGGTCGCCGCTGCGATGCCCGTGATCTATGCCGCTGCGTCGCTCAATGAAACGCTGCCGTGGCCGATCAACATCACGGCGGTGCCGGGGGCCGGCACACCTGCTGGAACTCTGCTGGTTGAATACCAGACCACCAGTAGCGGGGCCTGGATGGCCTGGCCGTCAGGCGCGGTATCGGTGACTACTACCTATCTACTAACCGGCCCGGTTTATGCGCTGCGGTTTACCGCAGACACCCAGGACGGCGTAGTGGAGTTGGCGCAGTAACATGAGCTATGTGGATACGCTGATCGCTACCGCCTTGCCCGCGCCGCTGCGGGCCAATTTCGGCGACGATGCGACGTACACCCCGCCCGCGGGGGCGGCGGTCAACACCTGGATTATGCTCAACCGGGGCGGCGATTTAGTGAGCGAGTATGGCGAGACGTTTGAGCCGCGCCAGACCGCGCTGTTGCCGAAAAGCGATGTAGCGTTGCCCGTGATTGGCGCCGCGCTGGCGGTCGGCACCACCACGTACCGGATTGATCAGATCATTGCCTACGATGACCTGTTTCATACCGTAGCCTTGAGCGTGTCATGACCAGCAAGGCGACCGCGATTCTCAGCCAACTGGAAACGGCCCTGGAAGGGCTGGCGGGACTGAGTGCCGCCCAGGTGTATCGGGGGCACGAAGCGCAAGCTATTAATCAGACCGCTACGTTGCCGCTGGTGATTTTCCGGCCCCTGTCCAACAAAGTCGAGGCTACCTTGGGCGCGGAAGCGCGGATTGCGCTCGAAGTCGGCTTCGAGGGGCGGGTGGCGCTTACATCCAGCCACGGCGCGGATGCGGCCCTGGATGATCTGCTGATTGCGCTGCGCGGCGCACTGGGCTTGGGTGCGGCGGCGCCCTTGGCGGGGCTGGTGGTGCGTACCACCGGCGACAAGGCCGGCATCGTACTGGGCGATGCGCAGTATTTGTTCCCTGAACCGGGCAGCGCCTATGCCGCTGTCCAGTTCGTTTTAACTTTTCGCTATGTCGAATCGTATTGATTACGAATTGTTTGACCTAACCTGGAATCGCTGTCATGACGCAAACCTCTCTAACCCGCTCTTATGTTGGCAAGGGCAAAGTCTATGCCGGGCTGAAAGCTGGCGGCGCTAACCTGCCACTTGGCAATGTCTCCAAACTGGCGCTTGCCATTTCCGAAGAAAAAAAGGAATTACTGGACTACACCTCGGCGGGCGGCGGGATGAAAGACACGCTAACCCGCATTAGTAGCATTACCGGGTCTATGACCGTCCATGACTACAGCCCGGAAAATCTGGCGTTTGTGCTGCGCGGTGAAGTGGATACCCAAGCCACCGGGTCAGTCACCAATGAAGCCAGCCATACCGCCTATACCAGCGGCTTTGTCGAATTTGCCTATGTCCCGGACGTGACTGCAACGGTCACGCCGGTCATTGACGTGACCGCCACCTGGGCGGGTGAACACGCTTACGTCGCGGGCAACTGTATTTTAGCCAACAGCGATGTGTACCAGTGCACCACGGCGGGCACGAGCGCGGCGGGGGAGCCGTCCTGGGCCGGCAAATCGGCTACCGGCGACACGATTACCGATGGCACGGTGACCTGGACCAATCGCGGCGCGGTCGCGATGGTAGACGGCACAGATTACACCCTCGGCAAAGCGGGCCTGAGTATTGACGCGGATGCAACCCGGTTTGCGGACGGGTTGCCGATCAAGATTTCCTATACCAAGATGACGGCGGAAGTCACCCAGGTACTGACGCAAGCGGCGCCGGAATACATCCTGTTTTTCGATGGCCTGAATGAAGCGGACAGCGGAAACCCTTTCTACGTCAAACTCCATCGGGTGAAGTTCGGCGTGACCTCTGGCCTGGATATGATCGGCGACGATTTCGCCGGGCTGGAAGTGACGTTTGACGTGCTCCAGGATACGACTATTTCCGGCACTGGGATTTCGCAGTACCTTAAGATCGCGCAAGTCGCGGCTTGATTCTCCCCTCCTAAGCGCCCGCTGTTCGGCGGGCGCTGAGTACGCGCGATGGCGATTACCCTGGATACTGTCGAGCTCCCAGACGATCTGGCCTGGCCGGATCGCTATAGCTGGCAGGCGGTAGACGTGAGTGTCGAGTATTCCCTGACCGGCGCGGCCATCGTGCAATCCGCTGAAAAACAGGCCGGGCGGCCCATTACATTGCAGTCTACCGAGCAACGCGCCTGGGTAACGCGCCTGATTGTAGATGCGCTAAAAGTTTTGCAGGCCGATCCTGAAGCGACCTACAGCCTCTCTGTGCGCGGAGAATCCTATACCGTCGTCATCCAATCCATTGAAGCCAGCCCCTTATTTGATTGGGCTGATGATTCCGATTCTTGTGCGGTTACGCTCAAAATGATCACGGTGTAGAGATATGGAATACTGTGTTATCTATTCCAGAGACCTGGGCTGCGGTATCATCGGCTGGCTATTTCTAGGGCTATTCGCGGTTGGGGTAATCGCCATATTCAGCCATCTATGTGTACGATTGGTACGCTGGTTAAATTATAAGAGATAGTCCGCATGGCCGATCAAAAACTACAAATTGAACTATCTGCTGAAGATAAAGCCAGCGCCGAACTGCGCAAATTGGCGGAAGCGTTAAAACAACTTGGAGTCGACGTTGAAGGCATTACGGACGGTCTAACGACCTCAGAAGCCAAGGTTGTTAATTCATTTTCTAGCATCGCCAAATCCTCTCAAGCAGCCGGAGATACGATTGAAAAAGCACTGGTTGCGGCGCTAGACCAGATCAAGACCCCTGCCGGTATTGATCGCCTACAAAATGAATTGCGTGATTTGGCGCAATCCGGGCGGCTGTCATCAGCGGAACTTGAGCGACTGGGCGACTGGCAACGGGATTTAAGCCAGCGCGCACAGGCCGCTGCTACGGCGCAGCGAAAGCTGGCTGATGGAACCGACGAGGTGAGCAAGGGCGCGCGGGCCGCAGCGGCGCTCGTGCAACAGCTTGAGCAATCCATGGCGGATTTGGCGGCGCAGCGCAATCCGACTGATGAGTTTAATCGCGGGCTTCAGGAAGTTGAACAGTCTGGGCGCAAGGCCGGCGCCAGTATTCAGGCGACGACTGAGCCGCTGGGGGGGCTAAAAAGCGCATTAGCGGCAGTTGGTGTAGTGGAATTAGCTCGCCAGATTTTGGACCTGAACGATCAGATGACCGCGCTTAAACGCGGCTTCGATGTCATTACCGGTTCCAGCCAAGCCACAACTAATGCATTAGATTTTGTACGGGGCGTGGCGGATCGGCTGGGAGTGAGCAGCACCGATCTGGCGCAATCCTTCCTAAAAATTACCGCTGCCGCCAAGGGCACCCAGTTGGAAGGGGCGGCCAGCGAGAAAATCTTTTCCGCGTTGGCCGGCGCGATGAGTACGGTCGGCGCTTCGGCGGCGGACGTCGACAGCGCCATGAATGCCGTGGCGCAGATGATGAGCAAGGGCGTCATTTCCGCCGAGGAACTGCGGGGACAACTCGGAGATGTGCTCCCCGGCGCGGCGCAACAAGCCGCCTCCGCGTTGCTGGCGACCAACGCCGAATTCAGCAAGATGCTGGAATCCGGACAGGTCATGGCCAGTGAATTTTTGCCCAAATTCGCCGAACAGCTTGAAAAAAGCATGGGCGGCGGCCAGGGACAGGTGGAGTCTTTTGGTGCGTCCTGGAACCGCCTGAAGAACCAACTGGCGGATTTGGCAACAGGCCCGCTGGGTAAGGGCCTGACTGATTTTTTGGCAGTGCTTGCGGATGGATTGGGGATCACGGTACGCGCCGCCAGTGCTACGTCAGACGCGATTGGCGCGGTTGGACGCGCCATCGGGGGGCTAGCGGCTGGGGAAGTGGGCACCGCACTGGACGATTTGGGGCAATCGCTTAACAACGCTGCCGCCAAGCTCTTTGGCTACAAAACCAGTGCGCAGGAAGCGGCGGAGCGGGAAAAACAAATCGCCGCCGAAGCCAAGGCCGCCATCCCGGAAATTGATCGGCTCCAGTCGGCGGTGGACGGCAAGGAACTGAAAGAACTCCCCGAAACGCTGCAAGCCGCCATCGCTGAATTCCGCAAGACCGGCGATGCCGCCAAAGCGGCGGAGGGTGCGATCAGCGCCTTCATGGCGGAGCCGGCGAAAAACCTGGATTTGACCGGTGTCCTCAAGTTGGCGACCAGCCTGAAAGCGGTTGGCACAGAAGCAGGAGCCGCCGGACAAAAAATCCCGGAAACCCTCGGCGCGGCACTGAGCAAGCTAACCAACGAACAACTGACGCAGTTAGAGCAGCAAGCCCGCAAGGCGATAGCGGAAGTCGGCAACAACGACAACGCCAAAAAGGCGTTCGCAGATTTGGGCCTAATAATTGAAGGGGTAGTCCTGGCGCGGCTGCAACGGCTGGGGGTCGATGGGCCGGAGGCGCTGAACGGAATCAGTACGGCGGCTACCGATGCGATTCAGGACTTTACGGCGCTGGCCACTAACGCCGACCTGAGCGCCGACACCATCGAGAAAGCATTTGAAGGGGCGCTGCAAAAACTCGATAACCCCAAAGAGATTGAAACGTTCCGCCAGAAAATTGTAGAACTGGGCGAGAACGGCACGCTCAGCGGCGAACAGGTAGAACGGGCGCTGTTGTTGATCGGGCAGCGGCTCCAGGAAGTCAGTAGTGATCCCGCGTTTGCTGCGCTGAAAGAGATACTGTCGGGTATTCGCGAAGAAGCCGAGCGCGACATCGCTGTAGCGGAGCGGCAGGCGGAAATCAATAGCGCCCGAATCCAAGCAGCGATTGCGCTGGCCCGCGCGCGCGGTGACGAAGCGGAAGCCGCTCGCCTGGTGGCGCAAGCGACCCAGGAAGAAATTGATCGTACTCAGGAACACATAAACCAGTTGGGCAAACAACAAAGCCTAATAGATGCCCATATTCAAAAGCTTTACGCCCAGGCCAATGCCGATGGCTTATATGACAAAGCAGAGCGGGCGGTCATTGAGGCGCTGAAAGAAAAAAGCGCCACGCTGGGGAAAGAAATCGCACTCCTGGATCAGCGGCTACCCAAACTGGAGCGTGAAGCCCAACAGGCCCAGGTGATGGCCGGCCCCATTGGGCAGTTGACGCGCCTCTATGCCGAGCAGACCCAAGAGCACGAGCGCGCCGCCGCCGCCAGCGACCGCTACTACGACACCCAACTGAAAGAAATCGACGGCGCGCTCAAAGTGGCCCAAGCGCACGGCGATGAAGCGGAAGCCGCCCGCCTGGTGGCGCAGCAGCAAGACGTGCTGATCAACCAGGCTCAAGCTCAAGCCGCCGCCGCGCAACAGGCCGCGAGTGACGCCCAAAAAACGGTAGACGCCTACACCTTGCAAGCGACCGCCACCGAGGGGCTGAGTCAGGCCGAACAGGAGCAGATCGCCAAGCTTAAGGATGTTGCCAATGCTAAAGCCAATGCCGCGCAACAGGCAACCGATTATGCGGAAACCCTGAAGGACGAAACTGCTGCCACCCGCGCGAAAGTCGAGGCCGACCGCGAAGCCGCCAAGGCCACTAAGGCCGCCGCTGAAGCGAATGCCCAGCGCCAAGCGGCGGGCGAAGCGGTCACTTCAGTGATGAACAAAGAGATTGCTGCCATCCGCGCCCTAGGCGGCGATACCGAGGCGCTCACCGAGCGCTTTCATGAGTTGCAGCGCCAGTTCTCGAATGACGCCATGCTCGATATGAACGACTGGATGGGGCGGCTGGCTGGGGCCACACGGCAAGTCAAACAGGAATTCGAGGCCCAGAAAGAAACTGCCGAGGCGTTGATTGCGCAGTACGAAGGGATTGCGGACGGCACCCAAGACGCGACCGCCGCGCAACTCCGCATGGGAGAAGTGGTTGGCGATACCGGCAGGGAATTTGGCTTACTCAATGAGCAAGATCTGTCCAGGTTGCAGTCAGCGATTGAAGCGGCCAATCAAAAACTCCGTGAAATGCAGCAGGAAACGCAGGATGCGCGCAACGAACTCCAGGAACTGAACGCTGAATTGCTCGAAGCGCAGGGGCAGGATCAGAAAGCGGAACTGCTACGGCAGGAACTCGATTATCAGGAGCGTTTAGCGGCGATTGAGCTACGCCGGCGCGAAGCGGAGTTGCTGGGCAACCGCGACCTGGTGGCGCTCCTGGATCGGCAGGCGGATGTGTTGCGTCAGATCAACGACGCCAAGGTGAAGAGTATTCAGGCCGATGCGAACGCCGAACAGGCCGGTGACAAAGTAGCTCGCTCCTGGGTTAATGCCGAGGCCGCCGTTCGAGCGACTAAATCCACGCTCGGAGAAGTTCACAGCCTCAGTACCAAGATCGCGCAAACTGATCTGTCCGGCTTTGAGAAGGGTATGACCGGTGTAGCGGATGCCGCTACTAAACTCAGCAGGATTCTCTGATCGCGTATGGCTACCCTCACTAAAAGCGAAAGCGCCTCCATTTCCCAAAAGCTCGAAGCGTTGATTGCGCTGACGGCACAGTGGGATACGGCGCTTAAGGCCGCAGCGGATACTAACATCGAAGCCCTCGAAGCCAGCGAAGAGGCCACGAAGACGCTGATTGAAACCACCACGAAGGCGATGACCTCGGCGCAAGCATTGATTGAAAAAGTCATCGAGGCCGGCCAGGTGGCCGAAACGACCGCCATCCAACTCGCACGGGTCAATGCACAGTTCCAGGCGACTTCAGGAAGCGCCTCCAACCCAATCATGGATTTGCAGCAGTCGCTTAACAAGAATCCCTTTGATGCTTCTGATTATCTCTCTGGGGCCAGTATGCTCACGGCTGAGCAGAAAGCCGAGTTTTTGCGGGTCATTACCGATCAGGACAAAGCGGCGCTGGATTCATTGATCGGTGAATACAAAGGACAGATCAATGAAATTTATGCGGGTGAATACCAATCTATCAAGAATGAAAAAGCGCAGCTTCAGGATGAAGAACGAATCATGCGCGCCAGAGTTAAAGAATTAAAAGACCGAGAAGCCAGTGGAGGGAAGTTATATTACAAGGAACTCGAAGAACTGAAATTATTAAAACGCGATCTTTCCTATTTTGATGGCAAATACAATATATTAAATGTGCGGTTAGCCCAGTACGATCAAGAGGCGCTTCGTCTCAAAGGGCAACTCTCTGTGCTGACCCGGGCCTGGGACGATGCCGCGATGCAGCGCCGATTATCCTCCACCGCCAAAGGCGGGACGGGTGAGGAAAAAAATGGCTATACCAAAGATGAACTGCTGTGGCTGGTTAATAAAGCACTGGAAACGGGAGCCGGCGCGAAAGTGGACCCGGTAGCATTGACTGAATTGATTAAAAAGCTCGACAGCGCCGTTCCGACCAAAAAGTATCAACTCGATTTAACGGCGGGCGATCAAAAGCTCTCGGCATTTACTGATCTTTCGCCTGAAAAGTTTATTGAGGCGCTCTTAAAAGCGCGAGGAACCGCAATCTAATGACCAGCATCCTCAGTTCTGACCTGAAGTTTCTCGCCGCCGCCCGGATGGATGACAGCGATGACAGCGGCGGTTATCCCAGTTATGCCGAGTTGCTGGATAACGAGGACAACAATCTGTTCCCTGATGTCGCGTCCGGGGATCGGATTACCGGGCGAACGCATCTGCGCAAGTTTTTCGCCGCCGTTCGCAATCTGGACGATGAACCACTTTTGGCGGCGCGGGCCTATCTCAGTCTCCCGCCCAGCGATGCAGCGGTATCCGTCTGTCTGCTCGACAGCGGCGGCCATGCCAGCGAAACGCGCGAAACCGCCATTGAAGCGATTTATACGGCGGCCCAACAGGATGTCAATTCCGCCCTGCGGCTCTACCAGGACTACCACCAGGGCGAAACAACCCTCTCTCTGTACCATGTGAGCGGACAAACTCCAGCGGTAACGCGCGTTCCCGCTGTTAATGAAGTGCTGTACTTCGAAGATGCGGATACCGCTGCGACGCACTATGCGCGGGTGGTGGCCGTATCCACCAGTTCCTACACCATCACGTTGACGATCAGCCCGCCTCTGCCTGCGACCTTCCGGGGCGACTACAACGCTGGAACATCTTATGTAACCGAGACCCAAATCTATTTCACTCGCTCGGTTCCGCTGGCCCATGGAATTTATGGGATTACTCCACTGGCGGCCACTGCCGCAACCGGAGCGGTCACGGCCCTGTTGGAATCGAGTGAAGTCGCCATTGCGCCAACCGTTTACGATCAAATCGAGAACGTAGTGCAGGGCAGTCTCCAGCGCAAAACGCTGGCCGTGACTGCGGTAGACAGCCTGCTGCAAACTACTACCATCAATCCCATGCCGAGTTTGGCGGATATTGCCGTCAACTACCGCAACAAAAATAACGCCAGCATCACGATCAGCGGGTCAACCAATCCCGAACGGTTCTCGGTGGCCGGTACGTCTATTACGGTGACGCTGGCAGAATCGCCGATGATTCAACAAAGCCAGATGCGCTCGGTGACGATCACTTACACCAAAACAATTACCGCACAGACCTTTTACACCGGGAAAGACCTGTATCCGGGCACCGTTACAGTCACGGCGCGTACCGCTGATGGCGATGCAGTGGGCGGACTGGATGACGGGCTGGGCGTCATGACGGGCTATGGCGGGCTGACCGGCACGGTAGATTATGATGATGGGATTATTGATCTGGCATTTAGCGAAGCCGTCTATCTGAGTGGATTAAC